CTTATTATTTTCGTCGTCGTCTTTTTCGGTCCCAATGGAAAACATGTACCGCGGTAATCGTATACTTCGTTCGAACGACCCCAAGGCTCCCGAGAACCTCAAAATAGAGAAAACTGTGACAAAACTGCGAGCGAACGGGGAACTGTATCAGTCGTTGCTTGGTAAATATGGCGCTCTTCTCAGTCCGAAAGACATCAACACGATTACCGCACTGCAGTTGACTGATTTGGAGAAACACCAAAAGGCGTACACGCTGGCCTATCACAAATACGGCACTCGATATGCGCGTAAAACGGACCAACTGTTGAACTTGATGGGTAAGTTGTACACGGTCTACGCAGAAATGCCCGAACAACCACCTTGCCCGACGTTGGGTTATGTTCCAAAGAACGCCAAAGACCAGACCAAACGGCTCCTGGCCCAAAAGGCGCGTAACATGGTGACCGGCGCCCTGAAGCAAAGCGGTCATATGGCGATAGATAAGATTAAGCAGTTGACAGGACTACACGACAAAGAGCGACGCAGATCGATCAATCGGTCTTTGAGTTCCAACGCTCGTCCCTCTTCTCTTCCAGCCGAATGGGATCTACAAACCGTACACCGAGACAACCGAACCAAGAAGATTGTCACGAATCAGGCGAAATCACGAAACCAACGATGGTGGCAACGAAGTAAAAAGTGAGTTCGCTTCACAAAGTTCCCGAGCGCCAACAGAAAACTGGCTCATAATGAAGCACACTAGTTTTTTTTTGTATTCACAAACTAATGGGGTTTACAAACATGAACGAGTGGAACAGATCCTCAACCCCTGCCAGTTCTCTCAGGAACATACATACTACCTTCTCTAACAACAACAACAACAACAAAAAAATCCTTTTTGAACAGTTGTACAAAAAATACGGTAACACGTTGGCAGACAATCAGATAAAGGATATCATCAAATCTGCCACAAATGAAGCTGACGCACACTACCGCGCCTATGTTAAATCCTACGAACAATACGGAGAAGAATATCAGGAGCATATGAATAAAGTTTTTGAGATCGCGTTATCGGGTATATTTGATGCGTTTAAAAGTCTAAAAGAAGCGGCAAATTATTATTCCGAAATTCCTTCTGGGGCTTATACAATACCATGTCCGAACCTAGAAGAGGTTCCATGGGCACCGGGTATAAAAGATCCATTATATAAATTTACGATGAACAGACTGGAAAACACTATACCTGGATTCGGACAAGCAGCAAAAGTAGCAGAAATTGCAGGGAAAGTTGGGGGTGCAGTAAAGGGCGTTGGGGGTGCAGTAAAGGGCGTTGGGGGTGCAGTAAAGGGCGTTGGGGGTGCAGTAAGTCGCCTTCCAGGAAAAGTTGGGGATACAGTAAAGAGCGTTGGGCAAACAGTAAAGGGCCTTCAAGCCGAGGTATTAAAGCTTGTCAAAAGAAGAACTATGACAGAGATCGGAGGGTCAAATAATTCTAATCAGGCACAGACCGGACAACGAAATAATTCTAATCAGGCACAGACCGGACAACGAAATAATTCTAATCAGGCACAGACCGGACAACGAAATAATTCTAATCAGGCACAGACCGGACAACGAAATAATTCTAATCCGGTACCGGCACAGAAAAAACAAATCATGGGATGGTGGCATCGAAATGGTGCAACTATTTCGCAACAGAGAGATGAACGTGGCGCCCGAGCGATTGAGTATCCAAAAAAGAGGGAGGCAGCGGCGATTAAGGAGAAGGCAACGGCGAATAAGAAGAAGGCAGCGGCGAATGCAGCGGCGAATAAGAAGAAGGCAGCGGCGAATGCAGCGGCGAATGCAGCGACACAGGCAGCGGCGAATAAGGAGAAGGCAGCGGCGAATAGGAAGAAGGCAGCGGTGAATGCAGCGACACAGGCAGCGGCGAATAGGAAGAAGGCAGCGGCGAATGCAGCGACGAAGGCAGCGGTGAATGTAGCGACACAGGCAACGGCGAATAAGGCAGCGGCGAATAAGGAGAAGGCAGCAACGAATAAGAAATTGGCAGATGTGCAAAAGAGCTGGGACAAAAACTATCACAAAACTACAACAAAACCTATACGAAAGAAGCGCGGTGAAATTCAAGTAGCGAAGGAATAAGTTTAATTCACTTTAAGAAACTTCGAGATGATTCAAATAGACGCAATTCATCCGTTCCAATGGATTACACAGACATTTGGCAGCAGCTGGAGACGTTGGAAAACGAGCGAGCCTCCGAAACCACAGCAGAAGACACCAGTTACAACGACGTCGTTCCGTGCAAGCATTGCGGCAAGATACACACGATGCGTTCAGACTATTCGAGCGGGACTCTTGTATGTGAAAACTGTGGTCTTGTTAGCGAATCCGATCGCATGGACGACTCTCCTGAGTGGGTCGGGAACGGAGAGGATTATGTGGCCTCCAACCCGTGTCGAGTAGGTTGCCCAATCAACCCGCTCTTGGAAAAGAGCTCGTTGAGCACAATGATTCAAGGCACTCGAACGAACGGGTTTATGAAACGTCTGCACAGTCAGATTTCAATGAACTACGTTGAGCGAAGTCGCTACCATATTTTTGAGCACATCACGAAGATGGCCGCTGATCAAGGAAAACTAAAACCGGTGGTGGTCGAACAAGCCAAGTACTATTACATGATCCTTTCGTCGAGAAAGCTGTCGAGGGGGCAAATCCGAAAGGGGCTCATCGCTTGCTGTATTTTGTACGCCTGCAAGAATATGAACGTCCCCCGGTCTGTAAAGGAGATTGCTTCCATGACCAACCTGACAGCCGCGTTGATCAACAAAACGACAAAAATATTTTTACATCACATGAACGACGTGTTGCTTCAAACCAGCAGATCGTTCGAGGGAGGACATCACGAGGCTCGGTACTGCGACTTTGTCTTTGAGGCGATCGACAGTAGCGATTTGATCGTCCGCTATTGCAATCAAATACACTTAAACGACAAGACGGTTGAAACGAAGCTAATACAGAGCGTGAAAAGAATGGACCAATACTTCAAAGACACTGGAATCATGGAATGTAGAACTCCATCGGCAGTGACCTGCGGGTACATCTATCATTCCGCGTTGGCCCTCGGACTGACGAACGTCACCAAAGCCTTTCTGAGTAAGAAGTTCGAAATCTCCATCGTAACCATAAACAAAATTTCCAAGTTGATCAACGACCACGCTCAAAGCGACTGAAATCGAACGAGCCCTTCATCAAAGGACATCACGGTGTACGTGTTCGCAAATACAAATACGTCAGCTAGACTGGAGTGTTTTTTCACCATCGCGAGCGAACTTCGACTGGCCTTGCCATCGAACCGCCGCTGTCCGGCGGGCTGAGTCTGGATGGAGGACAGGCAAAACGGTATCGAGTATACCCACGTGGTTGGGTAACTCGTATGCGTACGATTCCAGTAATTGATTTTTGGATCGCCCGCCTCGTTCCGATTCTCCCCTTGAAAAATTAGGCTGAGTTCACTGAGCTCTAGAAAATTAAAGTACCGGTTCGTTCCTGCGCTGTTGCGGTCCCTCACGAAACAAACCATTTCTGATATCATACCGTTAAAATCAACGTCGACATTCTTTTTATACTGGCTTGCTTGCCATTCGAAGGTTCGCGTTTCCACCGTCCGAAAAAGAATGTCTCCCGATTTAACTTCGAACATCAGTTTCTCCGCCTTGGTGAGATGGTACCCGTCGTAAAACAGACTGCATCGTAGTTTTAGCGCGTCGCGGTTTCGGACAACTTCCTCATTCGCGTGAACGAAGAAAACGCGAACCGAGTCGTCACTTTGCGCAACAATCTTGACGGTCGGTTCTTCGTTTTTGGGTATGAACACACATTGGGAGATGGACCTGAACTTGATTTTGATTTTGAAGGCTTCCTTTTTCATCAGCAAGATCGGGAACATTTGTCGATCGACCGCGCTCTTGAACAGCGGGATTTCGACTGTGAGAATGTTAGGTTGACCGTCAGTAGCCATTTCGGTTCGTTTGTGTTGAATCATTTCATTTCGTGCGGTCCGTTTCGAGGCTGGTGTACGAAGCATGAAGAGCGCGTGTAGATACTCACTCGTGTAACGTACAACCTCTGAATCCTCGTAGGTGATGCTGATGTATTCAAACATCGAATGCCCAATCGTGTTGGTCCATTTCGAGTTCAATACTGAAAGGTTTGGAAGTATCACTTTAAGGTTTACGTCACTGATCATATCACAAAGATCCACAGGTAGATCAAACACACACATCTCACCAAACGAAACAACCTTTTCGGCCGTGGATATCGACTCTTTATCAAACACAGTGTGCTTCTTCAGTTTTTGATTAAAAAAGGGATCGTTCCCATACATACTCGCCTCCATATCACTCACTTGCTTCAGCTGATACGAGACTGCGATATTCTTGTCGATAACCGACTCCATCTGTTGTAAATTAACATTTATATACGTCAAATGAACCCCGCGAACGAAACCGAAATTGTTGTGTTCCAAGACGATCGAATTTTCCTCTACTCGGACGTGGAGTCGGATACAGACAGTTCGTTTTCAAATGAAGATGCCTTCGACACACCGTTACCCGACCTGACGGTCGATATTTACAATCCCACTGAGTGGGACGATATCCAAACTTGGTCGTTCCGACACCGACCGACGCATTGGCGATGGGCGGATTGGGAACTTTTTCATTACATTTAACTATTTAATATGTATAATATATACGATGACGAACATGTGCTTGTTGTTTTTTAGCACGACGTGCGTGGTTGCGACCGCAACGTTCTACGGTCTGGGTAGCTCCTTGCTGACGAACGCGACAATGATCTAAAGAGTTTCAAACGCCATCTGAACGTGGTCACCAGGATTTATGACGATGAAAGGAATTGTGTCGTTGGCGATATCAACTTCATCCGTTTGACTTGATCGGTACGCGGTAAGTGGCGGAGTAGATCTTAGAGAATATAATCCAACCATACAGTGCATTGTGAGCGAGACAATCAGAGCTACAAGAAGCATAAACTGATACTGATATTCGTCTTTCAACGAACGTTCGCATCGTCCAAGTTGTAGCTCGCATGTAGCTGCCACTAGATGCATGTGTTTATCTCAAAGATTGATTTCCATAAACCCAATTCATTGTATGCTGGGTTTATGGAACCCAATTGAAAACGACAAAGGTAGTTAATTCGACCAAGGTGGTACTTGGTGGTGTGTATGATAGGTCAGCTTGTCATTTGTCTAAAGTCGTCTTCCTAGTTGTTTTTATTTTTTGAATTTCAAATCAAAGATGAAAAAACCACTTAAAGAACACAAACCCCACAAGTACACGAGTGAGTGGTACCACGTTCGTACGACATGGAGGCGCTACCGATTGACATACAGTGTCTTGTCTGGAAGACGTTTTACACAAAACATGTGATTGAAGAGTTTGCCGAAAATTTGAAACAGAATTGGATGGAACGTCATAGGCCTACGCATATCAAATGCTTACGTCCAGGTACCTGGCGTGTCGTGTATAAACACGCTGAGTGCATTATTAAACATCAATATTATTAACATCAATATTTGAATTTTGAAAAGTTTCGATGTCGGTTTAATCGGTAAGAGGCCGAGCTTGCATCAGTCGTTTGAGGTCAGCCACATCCGTGCGCAACAAATCCAATGCGCGCTCAAACGCAACGATGACGAGTTGCATTTTCGACGGACATTTCGAGGTTTCCGTCCTCAATGGAGAGTTTCGTGTGGAATTTATCGTTGAAGCGGAGCGAATCGACGTCAGTTTCGACCTGGAAGTCAAAGTAGAGTCGGTAGATTTAGCTGATCTCGATCGCGCCGTCGATGGGGAACCGTTAGATTTCGATGATGAGCTCTTCGCGGATGGTCGGCTATTACTTGAAGGAGAATTGTTGGTGCTCATATACAGGGATGGCTATTTAATTGCGGAATAGGAA